TAGTATCATTGTCCAGGTTATTGACAACCCATTTACGTACTTCGGGAAAATTCTTCTCTTTAAGGTTTTTAACCAGTTCATTGACTGCTACATCCGAAAAAGTTGCAAGAATACCAGAGTCGATTTTCCCACTTACGGAATATCTTTGGCATTCATTAAGAACACGTCTCCAATCAGGAAAGTGCTTATTGATTAATTCTACCAGGACCTTGTTATCATATTCAACACCTTCCGCATCCAAGATTTGTTGGATACGTTTGAAGAATTGTGCTGCGATTCCTTGACGTTCTTTTCCTTTGATTCCAAACTCAATGACGGCACACCGAGAATGTAAGGGTTCGAGGATTTTGTTTTTGTAGTTGCAGGTAAAGATGAATCTGCAATTGCCAGCGAACTCCTCAATAAACGCCCGTAATAGGAGTTGTACATCATTGGATGTGTTGTCAGCTTCGTCAATGATAATGACTTTGTGTTTAGAATCTGACGTAAGTGATACGGTCGAAGCAAAGTTTTTCGCATTATTTCTGACGGTATCAAGGAATCGTCCTTCATCGGATCCGTTGATGACATATACATCTACTCCAAGTTCTTTACATAGTGCCTTTGCTACTGTTGTTTTACCGATGCCTGGAGGACCGGCAAGTAGCATATTAGGTATCTCACCCTTATCCAGGAAAGATTGAAAGGTCTTCTTCGTACTCTCAGGAAGAATACATTCTTCAATAGTTTGTGGTCTATACGCCTCCACCCAGATGAAAGGTTTTTTATCAATTTGGTTCATAGTATTATAAATAAAAGACTGAAAAAAGAGTTAGATACAGAGTTGATAGTCCTAACTACCCAGATTGTTTTCGTTTAAGAGAAAAAACTAAAAGATAATCAAACCTCACCAAGTTTCATACTCTTCATTTCATAATGTTTATATTCACCATCCTTATCAACTTTATCTTCACATCTAATATAAAAGATAATGTTAGTACCACTCGAAAGTTGTTCTTCAATTCCTTCCATAGTTCTATACTTTCCAGTTCTCAGTTTTTCTGGGAGTGAATTAGTTGCATCTTCAAGAATTTTTATTTGTTCTTGTGTTAGTTCATTCATCATACTCAATCATAAATTTTTCCTTTAAGTGCCAGTGAATATCATCATGCACTTGCTGCATCGCATTATGTTTAATTGCCCAGTAATCATCATCATCGTTAATGAGGACATTGACTTGAGTTTTCACATTGACTCTCAGTGCTTTCATCTTCTCCAATAAAGTTCATTTGTCCTTTAGTATATCACAACCTTTCGGTTCTGTGTCCAAATCCATACCCTGTCCTTGATTGTCTGTCTTTGGACTTCCCTCATTTTTCTTTTCAGTTTTTTGAAATGAAACTCTTTTGTATCTGTTAGCAAATATGTCTGGACACCAATAAGATACAATCCAATTAATAGTAGGATTAAGTTCCATATGTTTCTCAACACTATGTTTCATAATACCTATTTGAATGTATCCATCGTGCATAATACATCCACCACTCTCTAATGAATAAAGATAAAGTGTTTTTATTTTTTCTTCTTTCACTCTATACCCATTCAGGTTTACGGTGGGGCAGTCTCAGGTAATTATCACATACCCATGGTTTAGATGCAATGTACATCTTATACGCTTCGATGGTACTTATATTCATATCAAACTTAAACTCCTCAGGCATTGCACGAACAAATGGAGTAAGTTCTGATTGATGAATAGCATCTAATGGGAAGATTTTATTTGCATGTGCAAGAGTATGAAGACATGAATGAATTTTTCCATATCGATTAGAATACTCCTCACATAATGCAAGACCGTGCCGGATTAACCATCGGGCATTTGCGACAGTTTCGTTTGCCCATATTGTGCAGGGGTGATTACGGAAGGCACCCTTATCGGTCGCATATGGGGTTCCATCGGTCTTAGGGAGAGTTCCATACCCATGCCCCCATTTGTCTGAGGCAACGATAGAGAGCATCTGACAGCACTCTAAGGGCATCTTGACGATGTGCTTATCAGGAAGAACCTGTGCCGATTTGACTGGACTTTCATCCGTCACAAAGATATTCATGTTAATAGTTTGCTAAAACTGATTGCCAATAGAAACCCTAACATTAAGACAATATCCCATGACTTTGTTTTGATGAAGTATGGGATTGACATGGTATCTGCAATCGTGTTCATAATGACACCGAAAGTCAGATTTACATGAAGAACAACAAAGTAGGCAGCAATTACCATAACACTACCTACAATTCTCATTGTCGTTAATGTTTTCATCTGAATGATGAATCGGGTTCCAGAGCAATATAATACTTGAGATTGTGCTGCGTATTCGTGAATTGTGATAAAAGTTTAGAAGACACTACTACTTCATAAGCACCAGGAATAATCTTAATGTTTTCTACCTTAAAGTTAAACTCAAAATCATCACTTGTCTCACCGACAACAATTGCATACTCATTAGAAGTATCGTTTTTCTTATCACGAACCACCAGTTTGATAACACCATTCTCACCAATGGCAGACATATCAGGCAGTTGATATACTGCTGCTGCTTTGGTCAATTTTTCAAGTGTTACACTATCCAACTGGAAGCATACATCTTGAGATGGTAATGTAATCTCCTTTTCTGGAGGAGCAATAATTACATTTGGGTCGGCAAAGAAATACTTCACACGACGTTTGCCTTCTTTGATACTCAAGTAACTATCTTGATTGAAGTCAAGATCGGGATCCTGATGAAGACTCAAACCATTCAAGAACTGATTGAGATCATAAATCGCAAAGTCCCGTGGAAAATCTTCTTTGATTTCTGCTTCGGCAAGAATGTTTTTTGCCACAGAAATAGTGCGAAGTTTGTTGCCTTGCTTTACAAGAATAGAGTTATTGATACCCGCAAAGTTCTTAAGGATAGCAAGTGCATTGTCAGACAGTTTCATTGTTTGTTCTTTGAGTTTCATTATTATTGAGGGTAGGTTTCACGATTTGCATTCTTATCATTGAAATGCATGAGAAGAACAGCATAGTGAAGGATCTTAATTATATCACGTCGTGCTGATCCTTTCTTATCATATCGTGAAGCATACTTAAGAATATTAGATCTACAGAATGGTTCACCATCTCCACAAGCTTCAATCAAATCCAATGTCTGAATTTTATCGTCACCAGCAGAGTAATGTTGCCTATAAGTTCCTCTAATATACTCAAGAAGTTCTTTTACAATCTCCTCCTCATTATATTTAAAAGGAGTTGCTGAGGTTGGAATAAAATCAATAGGACTTTGTTGCGTATTCAAATTAGTGTTTTTATCCATTTTTAAAATTTCATCATAAAGCATAGTCCAAGAGTTAGTCATAACTTATTATATCAAGAAAAGTTGTGTGCGTCAAGAGATTCTTTTTGCTGCTCTTCAGTAGGCAACACAAAGTCAGCATCAACCTTATCATACAGTTCCAGGAAAGACTGTTTAGTATCATCATCAAAACGACTCACACAAACTTGGATTGCTTTTGCCTTATCTTTGAAGATACTAAAGGCACGGATGATATGAACCAAACGACGGGTGCTGATAATTTCATCAATACCACCATCATAGAAAGTTTTGCGGATGATATCTGCCCAATCTACAAGACGTTTGCAGAAGTCACGATCTTCCACTCCAAGATCCAAAGCAATACCCTCAAGAATTTTCTGTTCAGTCGCAGGAGTTGGATATGACTGCTCAAAGGTTACTGGGAAACGTTCCAAGAATGCTTCGTTAAGAACATTAGTGCCGATAAAACGACCATCTTCAGAACCTTTACCTTTTGTGTTCGCAGTAGCAAATACATTGAAACCTTTTGTTGGTTTTACATACTTACCAATTTTCTTTAGGAACACACCTTTACCTTCAAGGATGGACTGGAGACAGAGGATTTTATTACTAGCAAGGTCAACTTCATCGAGTAACAGGATTGCTCCCCTCTGGAGTGCTTCAACGACAGGTCCATCCTGCCAAGTAGTCACTGATGTTTCTCCATCTTTACTCAAACGAAAACCACCAATAAGATCATCCTCATCTGTCTCAATAGTGATATTCACCCGGATCAATTCACGTCCCAGTTGAGCACAAGCTTGCTCTACAGATAACGTTTTGCCATTACCAGAAAGACCCGTAATGAACGTTGGATAAAAAAGACGGGACTGAATAATTTTTTTAAGATCACCAAAGTTACCAAACTTGACGAAAGTATCATCTTTATCAGGAATCAAATTTTGCTCAATAATAGGCATGGCAGGAGGTGCCTGGTAAGTTTGTTCAAGTTTTTCTTGAATATTCAAGTTCCACTTACCACGACCAACTTTATAATCAGCAATTTTATTTGTAACTGTTTGATAATTAGACCCATTCATCGCACACCATCCACGAATATCAGAACCGGTTACAGACTCCCCATAAAGTTCCTGTAAGGAAGTGACGATGTAATCAGCAGAAAGAGACATGATCTTGTTTTGTTGGTTTCAACTGAAGTTATTATACAATAAAAAAGGGGTCTCAACGACCCCCAGTGGACAGTTTAAGAATTGGTCAGATGCTCTTTCAACTCTTTAATCAATTTTCTACGTGAATGTCTCCTATCCAGTTCAATACCAACAGTTCTACCATACTCTTCAAGTTCATCCTTACTCATTTCATCGATAGAAACATCACTCCCAAAAACCTCTTGAGTAGGTTCAGGAGCAATTGCTTCTACCGGTTCTGAAGGAACTGCAACTGGAGTAGGTTGTGCAGGTGCTGCTGGAGCTGGTGCCGGAGTTTTTCCTCCTAATAAATCTCCAAATCTAGACATTCTTAATACCTATTATTATAGAAATATTTATCAGGCAACAAGTCCCACAAACTCATTTAGAATTTTCTTATTCATTTTTTTATTCTTCAAACTCTTCATAAAAGATTTTTTGATTTGAGTTTTAGAAGCATCTTCTGATACCTCAAATTCAGATTCACTTGCAAGAGTTGTTGCTGAAAGTGCAATATAAGAATGGTATCCAGAATTTTTGATAGAGAATGATTTCTCCTTTCTCCACTGGTTTTGCATTTTCTCTTTTAATTCACATTGACCAAAAGTATAACGACTAATAAAACGATGAGAATCACGAGACTCAAGAACACGAATACCAATAAAATTCGTATCAGTAAAATTGTCTCTCAAATTTTGAATTAAAATATCAGTATAATCATCCCATATAGAATCTAAAGAATAAGTGTTTCCTGTTTTACGGTCACGGAGAAAACAATTATCACCAATTCTTCCAGTTCCAATAAAAGGTTCAAACTCCCAAGAACGTTGTATCTCACGATGATAAGTAAGTCCATATCCCTCACCATCACTCAGTACAACACACTGAACTTTTTGAACTTTAGTATTTTTCTTGAACTGTGGAATAATTTGGTGAAGTGCAATCATCGTCTCATTCAAGGGAGTTC